AGATAAGCGCCACCTTTGCATGAAGGGTGCGGCAGCGTGTCTGTCCGGGGAAGGCTGTCAACAGGTGGTCGAATGGTTTGGGGCTTATCGACCTGACGCGGTTGTCTATCAAGAACCTTATCGATAGGACTTGGCCGTTATCGACATGGTTCCGCAGGGTGGTGATGCTACGGTCTGAGATGCTGTACGTGGCAAGGAACAAGTGTGCCGGCCCCGTCTGCCTCAGAATGTAGAGCACCAGTTGTATGAGGTTGAAAGCCCCGGACGAGTAGTAATGCTTGGCCTTCCCCTGGCAGAGCTGCCCAAGGCCTTCGGGTGAGGATATCACCTGCAGCACATAGTCATCTTTCTTATCCTCCGTGTCCATGGAGCGGAGGCCCGCAGGCTTTTTGTCGCCTACAGGCTCCACTTCATGGATGGATATGTCGGAGGGAGAAAGTATCATGCCAGTGCTGCAATCTGCATGTCGATGTCGTTGAGTTCCTGAGTCAGGCGGTCAATCTTAGCCTGGTATTTCGCCACCTTCTTCGGGTCGGTAATCGGGTTCTCCTGCTCCTGCTTTGTTTCCTTTTGGTAAAGAAGCATGTTCTTGGCACGGGATATCTTCGTGACAATGCTCTTGCGCTGTCTTTGAAGCTCAGCCTTGCTTACGTTCGGAACTGTAACGTCGCTGGAGTCATCGTCTGTGCTGCCACATTCATCGCCGGAGTCATCGATAGCGGGTTTTCTCGGAGCGGCTTTTGCTGTTTCGTTGCCAATGTCCTCGGGATTGGGGATTGTTGGCGCCTTGAATACTTCAGGCACGGTACCGCCGGTGACGTATGCCTCATATTGGGGATATAGCTTGTCCATAATGTCGGAAAGCGTCTTCATCGCGTCGCTAATCTCGCGTCGCTTCATGATGGTATCGTCATCGTTGGTCTCTGGCAGTTCCGACAATTTGTGCAGCAGCTTGTCACGTTTGACGAATGCCTCGCGGTACACGCTGATGACCTCTGCGATAATCTCAGGATATGTGCCGGAATCCAGTTTTTCTTTTACGCCGTCCGAAAGCATGGAAGGAATTTTGTCGTTTACCAAACTATCCGGCTGTAATTCTTTTCCTTCCACCACGCCGATGGTGATATCGGTATCTTCCTTTGCCTTTGGATTGGCGAAGCAACGGATAAAGTCGTGCATGTGGTACATCAGGCGTTCATTGCTCTCGTGGCGGCCGCTGCCGTGACGCTCCAGCACACTGACCACTCCAGGTTTGAAACCAGCATCTTTAAGGATGGTGATACCTCGGGCAAAGTCATGATCCTGACTGTTAATCCAGTCCATTGCCCTGTCTCTGTTCTTCAGATAGTTCTTCATAATGCGAAAAGTTTGGGTTTTTTTGTTGCAAAGGTGCGGAAAAATCCGCACCTGGAAAAAGGACAGGTCTGCAAGAGGTAAAAAAATGGCCACTGTCCGATGTTAGGCAGTGGCCTCCGAGGCTCCGGGGCAGATGCCCCCCAATCATTTTTTACTGTTGTTCGGATTCTTCGCTGTCACTGCTATCATCAGCTATTTTCAGCAGAGAGTCAACTTCACCCGTATAGACTAGCTTGCGCAGACAGGTGTAATGGAACTTCAGCGTGGTGCGGTTCAGGTCGGTTCCTGTCTTTCCCGTTGTGGATCCATCCCCTTCTACCTTAATGGCAGGTGCCAATTCGTCACCCATGAGATATTTGATGCCATTTCGGTCCTGAACGATGATGACGATGTTACGGTCTTTGATGGCATTCTCGAAGCCGAACATGGTGGCATTGATCTTGGCGCGTGAGATTTCCAGCTCATAGAGGAAGGACTTGCCGCCCTTCTCTCCCTGGTCTGTAATCTTCAATTCGCCCGTTTCGTCCGTAAAGTTCAGTTCGTAGAGGCAGCAGCCATTCTTCATGGCAATGCTCCCTTCCCAGGCTCCGGCTTTTTCCAGTGTCATAGCTGCGCCGCCTGTTGGAGCCGGCAGGTTCGGCCATACCTTAACATCGTCTGCATAACCGAATATGATACGATCAACAATACCGGCGCGGTTGTCCGTATCTACACAGTTCACCACTGCGCCGATACTGGCAAGGGCAATACATTTAGGGTTATTCATAATAGTATTGTTTAATGGTTATTGTTCTTCAACCTCAGAGTCAGAGGAGTCATCGACGGCAGGATCGAAGCTCCTATCGTTGATGCAGATCTCGCTCTTGTCAAGCGTCACGAACTGGAAGCCCAGGACATACTTGCCAGCTGCTGTAAAGTGATAGGGATTTCCACTTGCGAAGGGCTTCAGGGATTGGAAGTCGCTGTCTTTGTCGTAGCCATAGACAACATTCTCCTTTGTGGTCAGCATGACGAATTGGGAGCTGTTGGGCATATTGTTCAGACGAACAATCTCAACCTTCCTGTTGGTACCGCGAAGGAACTTTTGGCCGGCCACTTCGGCGGTGTTGCTCTCGATGATGAGAGTGCCTTGATCCTGAAGCCAGTCGTCGTAAAGGTCACCAAGGTCTGCGCTGATGAAGAGCTTGGCATTGCGCTTTGAGCGGAAGGTGCTGGGCATGCTACGATACATCTCCAGAAGTTTATCGCCGATGTTTACACGGGTCAGTTCACCGGTCGCAAACACGTTGCCATTGGCAACGGAAAAGTTGCCTGCGGTTTTCTCGGATTCGATGATGGTACCCAGTCCGTCGAAGGAATCCTTCAGCTCGGTTTTACGGTTACTGTTGCTGTATTTTGCAACAAGCATCACGTCGAAGAGTTCTTTTGATGCGCACTTGTAGCCATAGTTGAGCAGCCACACCTCGAAGGGGTGGGTATATGGGTCGAGTCCGCCCTTCACCTCCTGGATGTAGGTGCGGCGGTAGCGTTCCGGTTCATCGTCCATCTCCATCACACAGGGATAGACAACCAGAGTACGCGGCACAATCTTGCCGTTCTGCACCTGGCCGATGAACTGGCCGGTGTATTTGTGGGAGATTTTGCCCAGCGTGGTACGTCCGAGAACAATGCTATCTTTCACGCCGGGAATGGCGGTGAAGTGCTGCAGGGTTTCACTGGCCTGCTCGGCATCGAGCGTGGTCAGAAGGTCGCGGTGCTCCTTGACGGCACCAATGACGGCCTGAATGTCAATAGGTGTTGTTAAGTCCATAGTGATAACTGTTAGGTGGTTGTACAATCAATTGTCCTTGCGCCCGTAGGTGCTGCGAACCTCTTCGTTGATGGCATCGCCGTTCTCTACCGTCACCTCGTTGGAGGCTTTTCCGGCGGGCTTAGACACCTGGGCTGGAGCAACAGGTGCATTATCCAGCATGAGTGTAACAGCAGTAACCTTGTTCTTGAGTCCTGTGATGGCCTTCACCTTTGGACTCACTTCGTCGAGGGCCTTCTCGGCTTCGTTGGAAGCCTTCAGCGCATTCTCAATGGCCGTGAGCTGGTCAGCGGTCAGTGTGACCTTACCGTCGGTCACTTCAACACCCTCTATCTGGAGCAGGGCATTGACGAAAACTAAATCCTTTTTCATAGTTGTTTGGGGTTGTTTATTGTTCTGTGTGTTTGTCACTGGATCCGTAGCAGATTGTCCGTTGTTCTTGAAGAGAGATGCCAGTTTCTGGAAGATGCGTTCGGCAAGTGAGGCCTCGTTGACAGGTTCGCCGCCAGTCTCTTCCACGGAGTCCGTGCGAAGCGGGAGATGAATAGCTCCAAGGAACTCGTTGTTAACAGTGACGCTTCCTTCGTCGTTGGCCGCCTTTGTAGGCAGTACTTCATCCACGAAGCCCCACGCAAGACAGTCGGCAGCGGGAAGGTAACGCTCCTCCTTCATGAGTTCCACGACTTGCTGGAGAGTCTTCCCTTTGGAGGCAGCCCTGTCTAAGTACTTTTTGGCAATGATTGCATCGACAACCTCCAAGCTCTTTTTCTGGCCTTGCAGCTTATCGATGTATGACTGCAGTTCGTCTGCTGTCATCTGGCTCCATTCATTGACGGGTGCGCTGCTCTTGTGGCAGAGCCAAAGGGTGTCTTCGTGCATGAGGACACGCTTGGCACCGAAAGCGAGCCATGTAGCTGCAGAAGCGGCCAGTCCGGAGAATTCGATTGTGACATTGCCGTGCTCTGCAAGCAGGTCGCTGATGGCGATAGCCTCATTGATCACGCCACCAGGCGACATGATGATAAGATGCACCTCTTCATCCCTGTGATGCGAGAGGGCGTTCTGAACGTTCCATCGAAACCATCCA